TTCTAATTTTTTACTATCAACATAACCTTCTGCATCTTTATATGCATCAACAATTTCCCATTTAAAGTCTTGTGTAAATGGTGTTGGATCTGATGTAGGATCTTTAGGATTAATATTTAAAACTGTAACTGTATCTTTTACAATTTTACCAGTTTTATTATTATAGATTTTATCGTTTGAATCGTAATAAAATCTTATTTCATTATCGCTTTCAAATACATAACGCATTGATCTAAATGTAATTGTATATGTTTCGCCATTGTTTTCAAATAACATTAACCAACTTGCATCAAGCTGTTGATTAGTAGTGTCGCCTGTTTTACCAGTTGAAAAGTCTGATCCTATTGACAAGTTATTTTCTGTAACTAGTTTCCACTGTGCATCAATTTGATCAAAACGTAACCCAAATACTTTGTATGCAAAAATTTGATCATACAACTGTTGTTTAACGCCTGTAGATAAATCGTTTGCAAGTGGCGGTTTAACTTCTGCTAGTACAGCATTTGTTGGCACAACTTCATTTAATATTACAGCACCTTGCCCATCTTCACGCTGTTCAAACCCTGTTCCGTTAATACTAACTACTTTAACCCATTTGTAATAAGAGTCGCCAACAACAGATGTTGGTCCACTAACTAACTTTCCGTTTTTGTCAAAATGGTCTGTGCTAGTGTCAGGATCGTTTGGATTTGTTTTTGCTACAAAACCTGGCGATACAAATTTAATAAGTGTACCTTCAGTTACTAGGCGCAAAATTGAACTTGTAAATGATCCTAGTGTTGATGGAACACTATCAACATTACTAAAATATCCTGTTGTGTATTCTGTTTCTTTAGTTGTTTGTTGCCAATTAATATTTAGGTCTCTAGTAAGAATTCTTGGAAACTTATCAAAGTAATAGTTTCTTACTTTTGTATCTTGTAATATTGGAATAAGCGTATTTTCTACTGCTCCTTCAACATCTGTTCTAGTTGTGAAAGTAAAAGATCTTATTTTATCTTGGTATTCTTTATATACAACACCATCATTACCGTATAAAGTTGTTTGGCTATATTTTCCTGTAGCATCAACTAAATCAAAATATCTACTAATACCGCTTGATGTTCTATTAACACTTTTTGTTTTAATAATTTGTTGATTAATTGATAACGGAGCAACTTGATAATCTTCACCTGTAATCATTCTATTTTGAGTATAGTATGTTGAAGGTGCTCTTGATTTAATGCTTTCTGTTGATTCACTAACTGAACTATTATCTACAGTATATTTTAAACTATAAACAATAGTAATTCTTTCTTCTCTACCTTTTTTAGAAAGATAAGGAATATTAACTGTAATATTTCTAAAGTCGTTTGGTCTAACTGTTACTCGCTGATTTAATCCTGTTCTAAAATAAATTTTAAAATTACCTTTAGGTAACTCACCAAAGGTACCATCACTAAATGTTAAACTAACTCTGTCGTCAACTCTAGTCAGCGCACTGTAAATTTTTCTGTTATTCTTTTGTACAGAATTATAAATGATATTGTTGCCTTCTAAAGCGTCAACTTTAGTCCATAGTTCTTGTTCAGCGCCTGTACTATCAAGGTCGTATAACCATACATCTGTATTATTGATATTAGGAGTTTCAATTGCAACTGATTGGTTGCTTGAAGGATTAGTTACTGCAAACGTTCCTTGGTCTAATATACCTTGACGGAAGTGGCTAAAGAATCCTGTATTATTACTAGAAGGGCCTTTGCCGTCATCTCTGTATAGGAATGCAAAGTTGTTTCCTGGGAACGGTGCTTCTTCTAAAATTGTTGTTGTTACGTCCGTAGATACAACTTCAAACTTTGTAGCTCTACCATCAATAACTTTATTAAAACTATATGTAGGAGCATTCTCATTTATACTATTAAATCGATATTGTTCTGTGCTAATACCTGATATATTTTCTTTTTTGTTTGGTCTACCAAAAGTACCGTTTACTGGCAATGCTGTATTCATTACTTTAATAAACTGCTCATACCAATTAGTATTAGCTGGGTCATTCCATACAATAGTTTGGTTTTCTAAATTTGTACCGTTACTATCAACAATTTCCTCTGAAGTTCTAACACTATCTACTTTTAAAAGACCGTTCGCAACTTGGTTACGTTTTGGGTTATAAGATAGTAAACGTGCTAAACGTAGAACACTTTCTCTACGCTCTGCAAGTTCAAGATAATTTTCACGAGCATTTAGATCTATACGGAAGCTAATGTTTTGCCCAAGGAAGGCTATTAGATCTATTAACGCTAGATATTCACTTGACTCAACATAGTCGTTGAAATCCTCGGGATAGTTTTCCCTTAGATATTGTATCATTGTTCTTCGTAAGTTATCAAAGTCGTAACTTTGAAAATCAGCATTACGGAACGACTGGTAAACTCTCTTCCAGTCTTGTGTCTGTAATAACCTATTTTGTCTATCTGTAGAGGACATTAGCGTTTCCTTGTTTATACTAATATTTAGCAGATATTAATAAGTGCGTATATTATTGTAGGAAGCCTGCGCTCTCATCAAACTTGAACTGAAGCTTCTCAACAATGCTATATGTAAGGTACGCTAATTCACATTCAACAAGGATACCAGTTTCATAAGAATCAACAGTTATTTGATTAACCTGTACCCGAGGATCATAGTTTACAATTCTAGATACGTTTTGTATAATTGCGTTTTTAACGTCTTCAGTTAGTGGTTCAAATAGAATGTCCCATATAATAGTACCAAACTCAGGATCAGACAATTTTTCGCCTTGTCTAATATGAAAATGATTAATAATATCTTGTTTGATTAAAGCAATATCGTATAATACATGAGAATTTAAGTCAGAATTTACTGTACTAAATCCTTTATATGTAGGACCGCTATCAGCAATCTGATCTACATTGGTATTAGCTTTGACTTTAATTTCTTTGTATAAACTTTTTTCTAAACTGCTCATATCGTATTTACCTTAGGTTTGTCTTATAAACGTGTCTGGAATCTTAGGAAACTCTTTGTCCTCTTCTGTTGTTCCGTTATCTAAAAGTCCTTGTCTTGCTTGTTTATCTTCTGGATCATCATATGCCTTTGCTACAGTTTCTTCTGGTAAGAAGTTTTCTGGATCAAGGTTTTCATGATCACGCCAAGGTTCATGTGCCGGAATACGAACTGGAACTTTAGCTTTACCAGCTTCATCAGCACTAGTAGAACTATTCATGTATATTTTTCCTTCAGTAGTTTCTTTGTGGTCTCCACCAGCATGAATATTAGTATCGCCTACTGCGGCAAGTTTGCCGTCAACATCTGCTAATATATTCCAATTACCAACTGCGTGTATATATGTGTCTACTCCACTAGTTATATTAACGTCTTTTTTTGCTTCAAAATTAATATTTCTATCAGCATAAAAATTAATATCTTGTTCTGAACGCATACTGATACTGTCTTTAGCATAGATATCAATTTTACCATTTGCTGACATTTCAATCCAACTGTTTCCGCTACCATGCGAAATATAAATTAGATCTTCTGTATTATGCATTAAAATTTGATGACCATTTCTAGTCTTTAATCTCATTAAATCACTTGCAGGATATAGATCATCGCCATCTAGTTCTTTAGCATCAATGTTTGCATATTCCATCTTGCCAGCAACACCCTTTTCGCCCCTAGCTGGTTTCTTTCTTACTAGAGTAGGATCTCCGTCATCCATTACAAAACTTGAGCCGCCTAGTCTATTAAACGGTCTATTAACTTGTCTACCTGGTTTACCGTAACTATGTGTTGGGCCTGCCATATCTAACGGACCAGGGGTGCTCCACCCAAACACATGACTAGGTGCTTCTCGTCTTGCACTTGAAGTGTTTGTTCCTCTAATATGATCTTTATCAAGGCCTGCTTTTTCCAAGCGTTCTTTTTCTACAGTATTAACAGGCTTTAAAAATTTAGTAGGATCTCCACCTTCGCCTTTTTCTTGTAACTTATTATATTCACCTACTGGCAAAGCTACACTTGTGTCATCTTTATTATATGTTGTAGATGCATTTCCTGGAGTCATAAAGTTAGTGCCTGTGTCTGGAATACATGCAATCCAATATGCTTTTGAAAAATCGCCTTCTGGCATTAAAACAATTACTCTAGAACCAATGTCTGGAGGTACTGCCCAAAAGCCATAACTTTTTTGTGTATCTGCATAGCCGTCATTTTTAGACATTCCACTAGCAGGAGTACTTCCAAAAAACGGACTAGCATAATGACATTGTACATAGTCAACTAAGTTACCACTATTAGAGCGTTTTGTTAATTCAACTTCTACTCCACCCATCATTGTTGTGTCAAGATGACTTACTACAACGCCAACATATATGCCGGGGTTGTTTTTTTCTTGGGTTTTTGTTCTGGTATCAGTACTCATGTTGTTTCATCTAATCCATCTGCTTTTGGTTCTATTATGTGTTTGCTTAGACCTTTACCAATTGCTTTACCAGCTTTGGTATCCATTAACGCACCTGCAATAGCACTAAGTGTTAGATCTTGATTACGTTTTCTCATTAGTTTTAATGTTTGTGTAAACATTCCATCTTTAAAATTATTTTCTACTATAATTACTTGATAAACTCCACTAAACATTGCAATTGGTAAAAACCCACCTAATGGATATTTTACAAAACCAGATTCATCATCATAGTCAATTGGTGTTCTAAAGTTTAATACTACATGTACTTCGCCATCAATTGGATTCATTGATCCGTCAACTGTAATTGCATTGTTTAATGGATTAGCCAGTCCTACAAAATTGCCCATACCTGCATCAGCTAGGAAGTAAGGGTCACCGTGTATTGTTAAATCAACACCAATCATATCATTGTCACTATGTATAACCATGTTGTTTAAGTTTCTAGCAAGACTGGTTAATGCACCTTCTTTTGCGCCACCGCCTTTTGCTGGCTTGTCAGCACCGGTAATATTTTTAATTGGAGCGGCGCCGTCTGCACCAGCAGGACTAAGAGCAACGGCACTTTCGGTTGTTGTTGCAGTTTCTCTATCGCCTTTTGCCCACTGTGACACTGTTGCAAATAAACTATCTTGTTGTCTTTGACCTCTGTTAGCTTGTACTCCTGTAAAGAATGCCATATTAAAGTTTAGATCAAAGTCTATAATGTCTGTGTTTTGTCCAGTGTATATATAATTGTATGATTTTATAGCTTTAGCTTGTCTTGTAAATGTAGCTAACACACTAGATCTAGGAGCCGCAATATTCGACACATCAACTTCGTAAGGTACTACTCTGTATACATAAATTTTAGGATCTGCTCCTGTTGACAATGAATTAAAGAAACTTGTTCCGTTGTAAACTTGTGTTTCAATTCTTACCCAAGGAACACGACCAAACGTATCTGGTGTTGCTTCAGCGAACTTAGCACCATATTGACTGAGTATTACAATTTCCTCAATCATATCTTGTATCTTAGTTCCAGCAGGAAAAGAAAAACTTCTAGATTCTGTATCATAAGTAAGTTTACCTCTTGTAAACGTACCGGGCTTTTCTTTGCTTTCTATAAATGAAGCTTCTTGGAACGGTCCATCGCCTGCATCTTTAGGATCACTTACTATAGCACTACTACCAATATCATTCCAACCAGTATCAGCATCGGCTTTTAATGTTGCTCCAAGTGCTGATTGAGTTGTACTTGCTTTTATTTCGCCTTGTGCTTTGGCAACTGCGCCTGCATCAAACTCTCCTGTTTTATCTCCAACAATACCTTCATATATTGCCTGTAAGCCAGTTCCTAGTTTAGACGTAGCAGAGTTTATACTCGATGCAAAGGTGCCGCCTATTGAATCTAAAATTCCTGATTTTGGAAAACTAATTATATACTGATCTGCGGCAGGTACTTGATCTGCTTGTTGTTGTCTTGCAAGCTGTTCGTTAATTTTAGCAGTTAAACTTTCTGCACCTTTTTGTAATGCATCTCCTACAGTAGGACCTTTGAATGTAATATCTTGTACAGACGTTTGAACAGTATCAGTACTTGCTATATCGTTATATGCAACTGCTTTAACATCATATTCTGCGCCACTTGCAGTTACTCTCATTTGTGCATGAACAATTTTAATTGGAAAATGTCGTTGACTAAAAATTGGAGCTTTTACATTTTCGTTATCGTCATACCCTTTAAATGCAACACTCAATAAAAATGGTGCTTCAATATAATTTGAATGTCCGGCAACAAGTGCGGCTGTTCTAAGGTTATGTAAAAACTGACCCATACTATATGGTTCAATGACTTTAAAGTTAATGCTAAGTGCATTAGACAAACGTGTTCCTGGATTTGGTGAACAATGATTTTTTAGTTCAACATCTTCAATAAAAAATTCTACTTTACCGTCTGTTTCGTAAATTGTAGGAACTTTGTTTCCGCCGGTGCCACCGCTTTTAATTATTTTAATTAACGGCCCAAGTGTTCTATAACTTAGAGGAAAATTTAATTCCATGTTTGTTAAACACCCTAATGTAAAATTATAGTTATAACTTGCAAATTGATCTAACTCATTTCGATAAGGAGGAAATCCTCTACCTAACAGAGACAATGCACCACTTAGTGTAGGATTTTTAACTAGTTCAGCAATTTGACTACCTTTTTGTGCAAGGTCTACAATTGGTTTTGTTGCTTCTCCAACCACTCCGGAAACTACCCCATCGGCAATGCCGCCTGCACCTACAACAATATTACTAGCAGTTGATACTGTATTTGTTACTGATGTAGTAACCGCAGAAGCACCTTTGGTAATTATTGAGCCGTTATTGGGATTCGTTGCCACATTACACTCCTAGTTGCTGTGCTAAGTTGTCGCCTTTTGGAAGATAAATTCTTACACCAGCTACTAAATCATATACTGGATCTTTTATAACGTCCATGTTTCTTTGTGCAAACACCCACCATAACTTTTCTGATCCATATAAATCATATGCTAATAGATCAGGACGATATGTATATTGTGTTTGTACAGTATATAACACGTCATCAGCCTCTGCTGGTATAGGTCTGATTGCTAATATATCTAAATATTGGTTTTGTACCATTGTAGTTCTGTTGTAAGGACTTGTTGCTTCGTATTGTGCCATTAGATGAATCCTTTTCCATCAATAACATATTGTCCGTTAACAAATGCATCAAGACTAAAGTTTGTAACACTTTTTCTACTGTATGTTGGCTGTACAACAATTGATATTGAACTACGAGTTGGAACCCAAGTGCCGTTGTCACCAATGCCTACTTGAATATAATCAACATCATTTGGTAATTCAATTGTAAACATCTGTACTACTACTGGTACATCTTTAAAAATATAATCTCCGTAACCGTTTAATTTTACAACAGGCGGTGGAGCACCTTGATTACTAGTTGCACCATATGCCATTTTTGTTATTGAACGTAGATAATGTGTTGCCGCTACCCAATATTGTGCTTCTTTTTCATTTTCAATAAAAAAGTCACCAATTAATGTCATTGCACTCACTTGTGAGTTCTGATATGCAGGAAACACATAATTACTATGTGTAGGGTGTAATGCATTATAATTTGCACTATGTTCTAGAATAATTTGAGGAGTATATGGAAACATGAATCCGTTAGTTTCAAGTAGTGGTATAAGCATTTTACTAGATTTATAATTCTGTGGTACAGACAAGCGAACACGCCAGTCTTTATCAATTTCAGAACCCCATCTAGCATCAACAAAACCAGTACCAGCAGACGGAGCGGCTCCAGGTAATAAACCTATGGATCTTAGAGCTTTACCAAAACCTGTATCAGCGATTGCATTAGTAACTTTTTGTCCTACGTTGCTAGGAATATTTGATATAGACTCGCCTAAGTCCATAGCACTACCCTGTATCTTTTCCAAACTGCTTTGTGGATCTTGTTGCGCCATATAGTTTCTCCTTATAGTATTATTTAGTTGACTTTATTAACAGA